TCAGGTTGGTTTGTTATTTTTTCCTTTATAATAGTAACATTCCAATTTGGCCTCAAAGTTCGGCCTTTTTTTTGATAAAGTCAAGTCAAATAACCTGTATTGGATGTAGTGTGGTTCGATTCCACACACAGGTACTAACCAGCCCAAGTAAGGTTCGGCCACCATTAATAGGTGATAGCTTACTAATACTATGAGAACTAGAATTAAGTTCAAGAAAGTTTCAAGTCCTTCTCAACAATTTAAGGACAAGATGAATAGGTATCGCAAAGCACATACAAAGACTGCTGAAGAAATGATGCAAGATTGTATGGATCGTGTGAAGTATCTTAACCCAGATGAAACTCTGCGTCAAAGATACATTACCAAGTTCATCACAAAAAACTTTGGTAACAATATCAAAGTGTGCAATGCTTTGAAAGAAAAGTATGTGCCTAAAAGAAAGTTTAATCCAATAACTGTATTATAATTATGACTGATTACATCACACCAATAGAAGAACAGATTGATACTATCTTACACGATCATTGTGTAAGATTTATGGAATACCATTCTGGTCGTACAGAATTTGGGATTCATTTACACGAATCACCAAGGTGGTATAATATTCATAATTTTTGTGAAGATACAAAGACTTTAACTATTGCATCTACAAAATGTTATTTTATTAATTTGTTAGAAGAACCAGATCCAAACAAAACAAGATGTTTTTTCAAAATAAATTGTACTGATATAAAAGAATATGATGATTTTATATTTGCTTTAAATTCATCAGAATTTTGGGATCAGTTCAGAAGATATAGAACTAAATTTTTAATAAAACATTATCCTGTAATTGATTCAGGATACTAATTAAATAATTAACCAGTACTCTAAAAACCAGGAACCCTTGAGTACTTCTAATAGGGAAACCAATATGAAAACTAATGAAATTAGAAACTATTTGCTGAACGATAGATCAGCGGTGGACAAAGTAGAAAAACGTATTTTTAAATTAGAATACCTAGAGGCAGCAACATCAGATAAAAAGTGGGACGAGTTCTTACTTTCTGATAAGTATGATGATCTACTTGCTGCAGTTAAAGCTAATCCATACGAAAGAGCACATCAAGCTTTTCGTAGAGAAAACGCTTCTATGATTATTAAAAGCACCGATAAGGTAGCGATGACTATCACATTCCTTGACGGTGAAACTAAAAAAGCTGATAGCTTTATCAACTTTGAAAAAATAGTTGAAGCTTTTAATTCATCATACAACAAACGCAAGCGTAAGTACATCAATACTTATCTTGCCAAGTTCAAGAAAAAACAAGTTTCTAACTACCAACTAGCTTGTAACAAGCTTGGTGATTTCTTAAAATAATGACAATTAAATTACTAATAGGCGTAGTGGTATTTTACTGCTACGCTCTTTATAACTACCACTATGGGAAAGACAGTAAAAGATAGAGTATATAACCTACTTTTAAACGACACGGAAAATATATACCGTGATGACGATCAACGATTAGTTGCTCGAATAATATGGGAATGTATGGAAGATAAACAAATGTTAGCAGAACAACTGTTAAATATGATGTTTATCACTAAAGTATTTCCTAAACCCAAATCAATAGAACGCTGTTCACGTGCTTTGCAAAAAGAATATCCTGGACTGCGTGGTAAAAAATGGGTAGACAGACAAAAGAAAGCTGAAGAAATAAAAACTAATATTAATAAAGCATTTGAATTATGAAAGATCCAATAAGTAAATGGGCAAATGAAGCCCAAAAACGCAATGCAATAGCACAAATAGAACAAGATCTACACGATCAATCTATGGATGCTATGCATGAAATACATGTTCTTAAACAATATATAGAAGAAAGGCTAGATCTGCATCGCAGACATATAGCAGACTTCGTTGATGATGAATATGATGAAACAGTTATAGCTAGGTATGACGAACTTACTAAGCTAAAATACTATTTAAATAATAACCTATAATAAATATATAATTATGAGTATAATATGGATGAGTGCAGCTAGCGCTGCTGGTTTCTACTTGATCTTACGCAAGGTAATGTCAAGAAAAACATTTATGAAAACAAATGTATTGTGGGATGTCCTTCTAACATTCGGACTACCACTACTATTCCTGGGCACGTTCTCAGGTATGGTTACAGCCATACTAACAGGGCTGATCTTTACTATTGGCACATCGCTAATGAAAAAATTCAATTCTTAATATTTAAATCAATAAAACTATGTCAAATTTAATTAAAGGTAAATTTCAATCATTTACCAACAACGGAAAAACTAAAGTTAACTGTTTAGTTTCAATGAAAGAATTACAACGAATTGCTGCAGATGACGGCTATGTTGCATTTACCATCATTCCACAAAGTGATGAGTTCAAAGAAAATAAAGAACATGTAAAGAAATATGGTGATCACTATGCAAGTAAGTGCACTCAGTATAACATTAAACTTGGATATGCTATTAAAAAAGCTAAAGAGTTGGCTGAGAGAACTATTATGGAACCTGAAATTGCTGAAAAAGAAGCTGAAAGCTTTTTGTCAGAAGAGGAACTAGATCATTTATACACTAACTATACAGATGATAGCTATGAAGTATAATGAAAATTACGATAAAATCGTAAAAGTAATTGAAAGTTGTGAAACAAAAGATCAATTAGATTCTGCTAAAAATATGGTAGAAACACAGCTTTTAAAAACACAGGACATGACAGAATACATGACCTTAGTTAATAGATTATTTAATCAAGAAATGAAAATAAATTATGCGACAAAAGATTCTCAATCAACTTCGTGAATTACAAAGAACTGTAGAACAGTTTGATGAAAATAGATTTAAGCGCAACCTTGGTCATGCCAGGGTTGAACTTAAATACAGATATAATAGATTAATAGAAAAATTAAAAATTAAGTAATTATGGGATTAGACATGTATTTAACCAGGAACACATATCTTGGTACACAATGGGAACACAGAGGTGTTACAGCAGAAATCACGATAAAAAGTGAAGGTAAAACTGTTGACGTGGGTATAAATTCACGTGCGATAGATGAAATATCTGAAACGGCTATTTACTGGCGTAAAGTTAATCACATCCATAGATGGTTTGTAGAAAACGTGCAAGAAGGAGAAGATGATTGTGGAACATATCGTGTTTCATTAGATCAGCTCAAAGACTTAAGAGATCTTTGTAAAGAAGTTATAAACAACAGAGATAAAGCTCACGAGTTGTTACCTACAAAAGAAGGATTTTTCTTTGGCGATCAAGACTATAATGAACATTATTTTGGAAGTACTATTTACACTTATAATGATCTGTGTCAAACTATAGATAATTATCCATCAGATACATTATTCAACGTTGAATATTACTATAGAGCTTCTTGGTAATGAGTTACGATAATTGGAAACTATCCAATCCACAAGACGATGGCTGGGCCTCTGATGAGGTTACCAGCTGTTGTGGCGTAGATCAGGAAGGAAGCGGATTAAGTAATTGCTGTGATGCTAAATTTTGGTTAGAAACAGATATTTGTAGTGCGTGTAAAGAACACGCTGAAGAATATATGATTTGTTCAAGTTGTGGTTATGATGAAAATTGTTACACAATGATAGAACTACACGAATACCAAGAACGCAGACGAGAGGAAGCGCAAGAATATAATAATGACGAATGAAACCTGAATTATTACAACATCCCAACATCCCAAAACCTTTACACGGTCTTGCCCCAAGAGTAATCAAGGGGCAGGACTGGTGGGATGTAAAAAGACATGAGGCTTATGCGTCTACTAATTATCATTGTGCTGCTTGTGGTGTACATAAATCACAAGCAAAAGAGCATCAATGGCTGGAGGCGCATGAAGATTATGAAATAGATTATACTAAAGGTAGTGTAACTATTAATAAAATTGTACCTCTATGTCACTATTGCCATAATTTTATACACTCTGGTAGACTATGGATGGTTAATAAAGACAATCCAGATAAAATTAAAAGAGTATTAGAACATGGCATAAAAATATGTGAAGACAATTTTTTAAGCGTGTGGTACTATACATTAGATTTAGCAGATAAATATGATGTAGAACATTACTGTGGTGTTTTAAAAGAAAACATAACAGAGTGTGCTGAATGGTCTGAATGGCACCTTGTATTAGAAGGTGAAAAATATTATACAAAATATAAAGATTTTGAAGAATGGAAAACACATTATAACAATTAATATGAAAGTAATACAATTAAATGTAAACTGCTCTGAAGCCGTAAATACGGGTAACTTCGAGTCAGTTAAATGGAACTATGGTGTAACCATAGAATTAGAAGAAGGTGATAATTATGAGTCTGTAAAGCAGGAGTGGATAAACGAATGCGCAAAGACTATTAATAAGTTATCCAAACACACACGTGGCCTTAAAAAACTTGAAGCTATAGCTGTCAAAGGTAACCCACAAGTGAATACATCAGTTGAACTAATAACTAAATAAATTATGAGTAATAAAAAACGGTTAACAGAAGAAGAAATGCATCGGTATGCACTATGGTTACATGAAGAGTGTAACGATCCTATAGATGAAGTTATGTGGCTGTTGCATCACTGTATGGCTCCTGATAAAGAGCACGTTACAGAACAAGTTAAAAATGTTATAGAATTTTTAGATAATAAAATATCTGAAAGAGAAAGAATAATAAGAAATTATGATTAAAGAACCAAAAAAATATTGGACTGACAAAGTCGCTAGAACACTTGTAGGACGTACTATTGTTAAGATAGAATACATGCCTGAAGAAGAGGTAGAGGATATGCTGTGGCATAATGCACCAGTTGTAATACATCTTGACGATGGCGGTGTGCTTATACCTTCTATGGATGACGAAGGCAATGATGGTGGTGCTATCATTACAAATTATCTAAATCTAGAAACAATTCCAGTATTATGAAAATTAAATTATTTCAAAGACAAGTCTACCATAAGGTAGGCATGATCGAAATTGATGTGCCAGATTTTATTGATCTAGAAGATGAGGTTGATAAATGGCTACATAATAATGAAGATCTGTGGATAGATAAGCTCGCAGAAAGCATGGACGAAGGTCCATTGACACACGGTTTAGGTATGGACAGTCTAATTCATTGGACGGATCGTACTGAAGAAGCTGAATATTTTTACAAACTGCCTAACGGAAATGGAGGGCACATTTAATAAAATTATGGATTTAAGAAACGAAAAATTATTTGACACATTGTATGAAACAGGAACGTGTTGGAAAGTAACAAAAGAACCATTATCTACAGATGATGGTAAAAAAACAGGTAGTTATGGTCTGTTTAGATCAGACAATAAAGCTTGGTTAAGCACTGTAGGTGAAAGATATGTGCCTATGCAAAACCAAGAACTAGCTGATATTATGGTTAGAATACAAATGCGTTTTGGTGGCGACATCAAAGGTGACGCTATGGGCAGAACTAAAGGACAAAAGGTATACTACCAGTTGTCTTTAGAAGATTATAATATTAATGGTGATACATTAAAACGCCATATTACCTGTCTTAACTCGCATGACGGATCTAGCTCTATTGGTTTTGGTTCTACCAACACAGTTATATCCTGTTCTAATACCTTTCATAAGGCCATGAAGGACTTATCTAAGTTTAGACATACTATGAGTGCATCTGAAAGATTAAAGCTTGCTGTCAATGAATTTGAAAAAGCTCTTATACTTGATGATAACTTAATGTTAACATATAAAGCTATGGCTAGAGTGCCTGCTGATCAAACTATTATTGCTAATGTTATGCAAAAGGTAATGAAAATAAATCCTAATGATAAAGTATCAGAAACTTCTACACGTAAAAAAAACCAATTAGATGGTTTTACATATGCTTTATCAAAAGAATTTGAAAATAAAGGTAATACTTTATGGGGTTTATTTAATGGTGTAACTTATTATACAAATCACATAGAAAATAAAGGTATTGATAACCTTATGACAGGTTCTGGCTACAAAAAGAACTTGATAGCTTTTAAAACAATTGAAGATCAATTGATGGAAAAAGGAATGTTAATTAATTTACAAGAAGTATAATGGATGTAAAAGATCATAAAGTATACGTAGCAAGTTACGAAGAAACGCATGATCAGGTTCAGTACGAAGATTATTTGTACGATATGAAAAATGCGTTAAAAGACATGGGTTGTAGTGTTTGGGACGTAGAAGTCAAAAACGCTAACTGGCGTGGACAAACAGGATACATGACATCAAGTGATCCTGAAAAGATAGCAAATGCATTACTTATGCATGATGGGCAATGTCGCACAAATGTGTGGATGGATGGTGATGGACTCGAAGGAGTCTGTTACCACCATGACTGTCCTACTGGATCACGGTTTACAATTAAAATTAATGAAGAAAATTAAATAATATGGAAAAGAAAATAACTTATGATGATACAAGAGATATAGCTATCAAATGTGTAGAGTATCTTATAGACAACAAGTATATAACTGAATTTGAAGATGAGAACGAGTGGGATTTTCATATTCAAGACATAATACAAGATGAAATAAATGATGTATTAGGATTAGATATGGATGATAACTTTGAAGTAACAATTAAAAAATAAAATTATGAAAAACACTAATGAAATAGAAAAACAATTACAGCGTAAAGCTGATGAGTATCTTGTGCAAAAAGCACAAGAAATGTTTTTGATACACGAAGAAATAGTTCAGCATATAGGTGGATCTCTTCCAAGCTATATTGACTATATTGGTGATTATAGAGGCTGGAAAGATGCGTATTCAGCTGATAAAGATAAATTTTACAACGGTTCTTCACCATCAGAAACTAAAAATAGATATAAATTAGAATTAACTAAGACCTACAAAAAAAGACTTGTAGCTAAGTATACAAAAGAGTTAATTGCCAAATTAGATATTCTAGGATAATTATGAAATATTATATAGTAGAAGTTCAAAGAACATACAATACTGAAGTTATTGTAAAATGTAAAGACGAGAAAACAGTTCAGCGTATTCTAGACGCAACTCCAGACAGGAGAAATGACTGGGACGCACAAACAAATTTGTGGGACTATATTCTTGATGAAGAAATGCAGCAATGCGATGTACAAAATCAAGTTGCCACTATTACACGTGAGGAAATAGATCCTGATGAGCACTTAGGTTTCTTTGATTTAGATGAACAAATAATAGAAGACGATGCCTAATTGGTGTTGGAATCATTTAGAGGTAATGTGCACAAAAGAGCATGTTGCTGAACTACAAGACTTTGTAGAAAAATCAACAAAAGCTACAAAAGAAGAATTTTCTTTTGAAGGAACCCTGCCCTGCGGTGATCGTGAAGACTGGTATAACTGGTCTTTAGAAAACTGGGGCACTAAATGGGATGCTTGTGAACCATTCATAAATGAATCAGAACCACAATGTTTTTCTGTAGGTTTTGATACAGCGTGGTCACCACCTGTTGCTTGGATACAAAACATTATGGACAAATATCCTAATCTTGAGTTTTCATTAGAATATGATGAACCAGGTATGTGTTTTGGCGGTCATCTTATAGCTAATAGCTCTTCTGGTAGATTTGAAGATAATCATTGGGAAACAGCATCAGCTTCAGAATGTTGTGAGGCTGGGGTGTTTTATGAAGATGATGAAGGATACACGCTTGATGTTGGTGAATATCAATGTTCTAAATGTAAAGAAGATTGTGAAACAATTAACATGAATGTTAGTGAAATAAAAAATTATAATTAAATTTAACGCCCCAAAAAAATGTGATGCACGATGAATTAATGAAATACGAGTTAGAACGCACATTGCTTTCAAAACTTTTGATGCATCCTGAACTATACTATGAAAACGCTGAGAAACTAAGTGTCAGTATTTTTGACAATTTGTTTCATAAACGTGTCTACGAGATGTTTTTGGTTCTTCAGTCAGAGCAGAAAGATATTGACCTAGTGTCAATGTCTGCTGCCCTTGGCTGTGATCATGAAGAAAAACTTCAGTTGTCAAGTATATATACGGAAGATAGCGTATTTAGTTCGGTAAAATCATGCATAAAACAATTGCATGAAGAAAGTCGTAAAAGACAGATGCATACTTTGCTTACAGAAGCACAGAATAAATATCTAAACGGTGAATCTGTTGATGATGTATTGTCTTATATCAATAAGATGAATACAAAAATATCAGTTGTAAAAGATTCTGATGTTGCTGATATTAAAACACAGATGATGGATTTTCTAAAGGACGTAGAAAAACGAATTAATACTGATGGTATTGTTGGTGTAACAACTGGTTATAAATCTTTGGATGATTTTACTGGTGGTTGGCAAGGCACAGACCTTGTAATTATTGGTGCTGCTTCATCTATGGGTAAAACTAGTCTAGCTTTAAATCTTGCATATAATGCAGTTAAGGTAGCTGATGCACCTGCACTCATATTTAGTTATGAAATGTCAGTAAATCAGCTTATAATGCGCCTTGTAGCACTTGAATCTGAAATACCAATACGTTGGATACAAAATGGTGAACTTAAAGATGAAGATCTTAAACGAGTTCATGATACAGCCAGCGACATAATAGAACGAAAGATCTATATCGATGAATGTAAACAAACTTCATTGAATTATTTACTATCAAAAACTAGACAATATGTACACAGTTGCGGTATTAAGCTTGTGTTTGTTGACTACTTACAGCTTGTCACAGCGAGTGTCGGATCAAAAGGAACCAGAGAACAAGAAGTCTCAAAGGTTGCTAGGGCGCTCAAAAACTTGGCGAAAGAACTAAACATTACTATTGTTGCTTTATCGCAACTTAATCGTGGTGTTGGGTTTAGATCTGAAAGTAAACCAACATTATCTGACCTTAGAGAGTCAGGTGAAATAGAACAGGCGGCTGACATTGTAGCGTTAGTTTATAGACCTGAATACTATGGCATTAATCAAGACGAAAGCGGTAATGATACAAGAGGTAAAGCTCAAATCATTTTTGCTAAAGGTCGTAACATTGGTGTCGGTGTAGTTACACTAAATTTTATTAGTGAATTGACAAAGTTTAAAGAAAATACTCTAGATTTTTAGAGTCATTTTTTGTATATTTATATATGTCAAACCACACTAAACTAAGAAAGATTATTTCTGAAATTGCACATGATCTTGGACTAGATAAGAAACTCGTAAGACGTATTCTTATATCTACTTTTAGAGAAATCGGCTTTGCTATTATTTTAAGAGGTAGACCAGTCATGTTCAGAAAATTCTTAAAAATTGTTTTTGCAATACGTGCAGGTAAAAAGATGCACGAAACTTTTAACAAATATGAAACACGAAAAAAATGACAAAATTAAAAACAGTTAACATCAAAGGTAAAGAATACGTTGAAGTTAACGAAAGGTTAAAACACTTTAGAGAAAACTATGAAAACTGGTGCCTTACATCAGATGTTGTAGAACTTACAGATGATCGTTGTGTAATCAAAGCCACAATCTTTGATGAAAACGGCAACATACGCGCCACAGGGCATGCGTATGAAAAAGAAGGCTCGTCCTTTATAAACAAAACAAGTTTTGTAGAAAACTGTGAAACATCTGCTTGGGGCCGTGCCTTATGAAGAGGTAGCGAATGCTGTAAAACAGCAGTCTACACCAGCGGCTAAACCAAAGCTTGATGAAGATAAATTTAACAATATGCTAAAAGCTATTGAAGCAGGAAAAGGCGATGCTGTAAAAGCTAAAATGCCTAATTACGACATACCAGAACATATGTTGAATGTATTAAATGATAATCTTAAATCTAAATAATTATGGATAATGTAATCCCTTTTAACTTGGTTAATTGCCAGACAGCACCTACAAGAACAGAAAACAAAAAGTATTTTAGTGAGGGTGCATACAGATGTCAAGTCTTGTCGCTATCTAATTCAAAACAAAGATCTAATTATAATGGAGCTCCTTATATAGAGTTCGATGTTGTTAATGAACAAGGAGAATATGGTAGAGCAAAGTTTTGGGCTGTGCGTGAATCAGATTCACCTAAATCAAAAGAATGGAAAACCAATACATTGCATGAGTTTTTAACAAACTGTGGTGTAAAAGATTTTTCAAATGACATTGATTCTATGAAAGAAGCTGTAGGCAAATGGGTAAACATTTGTTTTACATTCGAAGAGTACATGACTATGAAAGATGGACAGCCAGTTAAACGTAAGGCTGTGCGCTATCGTTGGTCTAGTGCTGATGGTAAAAAGATTAAGTATGATCCAAAATACAACAAACCTATTTCAGATGTAGAAGAACAAGAGTATATAAATGCTAATTCTCCACAATCTATGGGTAGTTTTGATGAACAGGGTGACGCTTTGCCGTTCTAAATAATTTTGTAGTTTTGTAGTACAACTACATAACTATGATATTCATACCTGGAAATGTACCTTCAAGTAAAAATTCAAAACGTTGGACTGGTAAAATGCTTATCAATTCCAAAACAGTTATGAAGTATATTAAAGATACTAAACTAGATTATGAAAACAATAAGTGTCTATTCAAAGAAATGGTGGCAGGGAAAAAATTTCCTGTCACTATCTCTTTTAAGTTTATTAGAGGTAGCAAACATAAGTTTGATTACATTAATCCTGCACAAACTGTGCAAGATCTAATGGTTAAAAATGAATGGATACAGGATGATAATTGTGATTATATGATTCCATATTTTGAACCATATGAATACAATAAAGAAAATCCAGGTGTAGAAATTAAAATATTATGAAACATAGAGGATTGTTTAATTTATATTTGCAAAACAACAAAGACTATAGTCAGGCATTTGTAAATAGATATGGCGAATTTATAGTCAAATCTACAAACATTATTTTCGGAGTAAATAAAAAAGAATTTTATTCTAATAAAAGATGGGCACATATGGTGATGGCTAGAAAGGTTGTTACAAATATGTTAACACATTACTATAATTTACATCCAACAGTAATTGGTGAATGGATTGGTAAAGATAGATCAACAATTATACATAATGGTAAAAAACATGCTGACTGGCATAGATACCATAATGAATATAAAGAAGCATTTAATACATTTGTAGAGTTTGTAAGCGATATTATTGACGCTGACGATCTTAAAGATGTTATGGCAACAACAGTCTTAGAAAAATCAAAAGATGAAATGATAGACTATTTGAGAAAAGAAATATTCTTGTTAAAACAAAAATTAAAAAATGGAAACAAAATCAAAAACTAAAACTAAAAAGAAAATTAACATTGATGGTAAACAACAAAAAGTTGACCACAATGTTTATTTAGTATTACAGAACCTTACAGAGGCTTTGAAACAACACGAAATTGCATTACTTACATGGGTTCATAAGATCTATAATGAAAAGAAAAGACACAATACAGAAGAAAAAATTCTATATACTTACTGTATGTCTATTCCAGATGCAACAGCAATATTAACTAGAATGAAAAGAATTGATGAAGAAAATTCCAAGAAAGGATCTGATGAAAGCACAGATCAAATCGGAGATGCAGAGAATAACGGATCTGCTAATACAGAAAAATAATTCTTACGGAAATTCTGCAACACAACCAGCAAGAATCTTTTCAAAAGGTAATGCTGTTGAAAGTATTAGTGCACGTATAGATGATAAACTAATGCGTATAGCTAATAGAGGTATTAACGAAAACACATTGGACACCATAGATGATTTAATAGGCTATTTAGTTCTGTTGAAAATTGCATGGTTTGAAAAAGAGATCCCAGATAATAAATAATTATCTTTGTATTTCTCTTGGACATTCTGTCCTTGTGTTTTCATAGTTTTAGTTGGTTGTCAAAGTCCTCGTGTTCACGGGGATTTTGGCAATTATATCATGGAAGAAATAGAATACTGGCAAATAGATAAAATAGAAATGATGCTTGAACTTTGTCCATATGACGAAGATATGAAGCAAGAAATTCTTAACAACTTACCTGATACAAAACAGGAAGCTGATGAACTTTTAAGCAAACTTTGGCATGATCATATACCTCGTGATCCTAGAGATCAATTTGATAAAATGATGAAAATGAATACATTAGTAAAAACTGATTATAAATTTTCGTATATTTGTCAAGATTGTGGTGAACATTTTGAATCACCAAATAAAGAGACATTATGCGCACATTGCCTAAGTCCAAACATAAAAGAAACAACCGATGAGACCAAAAGATCATAAAAAGAAAGCAGTTGATCTATTGAAGATTCTTGTTCATTGGATTGAAAACAGCAAATTTGATTATCGTGAAGATGACTTTACCGACATTTTACAGGAGGTAAAGGATAGATACGTAGATTATGTTGAGCTGAAAAGAAATCCAAAGTATGAATCTAAAATAGACAACAAAAGCTATAAATAATGAGCAAAAACACAATCGTTTTTGAGGGCGGCATTGACAATATACGCACATTAGCCGATAACTCTCTACGTGTCAGCCTTGGCACACCAGAACTTACAGCAGAAATCGTAGGAAACATGTATAGTATGCTGAAACAACCAGGTTATGTAGTAATATCTACAAAGCCAATATCACAACAACAAATAGATGCTGTAGAGGAAGCAACAGTTGACAGAGAGTTTGATACAAAAACTCCATCACAAAGATTGCGATCTGTATTGTATATCTTATGGGAACAAACACAACCAAAAGAAATAGGACCTGATGGAAATACAGTTTATGTTGATTTTGATTTATTTTATAAACGTAAAATGAATGAATTAATTCGTTTTGTAAAAGATAAATTATCATGACTTATAAAGGCAAATTACTGAGGTACAGACGTTGGCTTGTAAAACAAATTAAAAAGGTTGATAAAAAATTATTATCTTTGCACGCCCAAATAAACAGAAATGAAAGATAATAGAAGTAAATATGGAATTATAATAGAAGGACTATTTATGTATGTAGGCTTTTTATCTATGATTATTTTAATTATCTACAATCTACTTAATCACTAATGTCTAATATTATTGTAGTCTGGCCTACTCTATAGGCACATTATAATTAAGTTTAGCTTGAACGCCATTGTATTTATTCCATATAAATGCACTGGCTTTTTTTACATTACCTACAAATCCTTTCATGTCGTGCCACTCATCTGTGGCCGTCATGGAGGATAGGTTTCTTATTGTTAAACCGTTGAGTTCTTCAACAGCTTGCATCTTATAAGCTTTGTTAGTATGATAATGTCCACGATGTACTTCTACATACTTTACTTCACTCCACACATCTCTGTATCTTTGTGATACAATACCAGGCAAATCGTTTAGTTTTGCACCATCTCCATGATCATTAATAACTAAACATTTACCGTAGTGATATGATTTCATCATAGACATAGAATTATCTACAGTAACATCTTCATTTTTTTCAAAATATATTTCTAACGCATCTCCAATATGCATCATAGATTCTCTATCATGGTTACCTGGTATTACCATAACGTGAACTCTAGCAACATCAATTAACATATTTATACACTCTACTAATAGTTTTCTTCCAGCCCTATACATTTCCATATGTTTATTGCTATTAAACTGTGGTGTTCCTTTAGTTGTACTTGGTACAGGCCAATCTCCATCAGCATTTAAAAAATCGTTTCCTACAACAAATAGTATTTGATCTATATAAAAACCACTAGATCTTTTAACAAGGTGTTCAAGTGCGTCTAACATTCTTTTACGAGCAATGTCGATACTATATTCGTCTCCTTTTATTCCTATCTTTCCTATGTGTAAATCGCACGCATTGATCTCTAAAAGGTGTTGATCGTCATCTTTAAAACTGCTTGGTCTAATTACTTGTGCAGGTACAGAATCAAAAAGAGGAACTAAGTCTTCGACCAATTCCTCTCTTATCTTTTGTATATTCATTGTAGGATCTATACGCTTTAACCATGCTTTTGTTCTAAACATTGTAACAGTTATTGGTTTTCTTTTTTCATCAAAACCAGTAACCTCATAAGTTCCTATGTCATATTTATCTACTTCCCATATATTTAAATCAACATTACAAGCTTTTAATAAATCATCTAATGATTTAACTCTTTTGCTATCTTCACATGTTATAATAGCACCGCTTTTACTTTCTTCAAATAATGTTTTTTCTTTACTATG